GCGCTGCGGCACACGGCGATTACCGAGGCCATCGTGCGCGGTCAGCAAGCCGGGCTCGGCCTCGACCAGATTCGCGCCTTCAGTCGACATCGGACGCTCGCGACGATGCTCGTGTACCGCGACGAACACGACCGCGCCGGCGTGCAGCGTCAGCTCGCCGACGTTGTCGCTGGGACGCTCGGGTAGCCACGGTCCGTCCCGGCACCGGGACGACCGGGATCGGGACTTATCGGCTCGACCCTGCTCTGATATGCTCCCGCCGTCTCGCGATGGCTCTCTTCACGATGGCGACCTGGTACAAGTCGCTGCCAGCCGAACGCCGCGGCCTGCTCGACTTACCGGCGCCAGCGCCTCGGTCCGCACGATCTGGCCCGGCAACGATTCTGACGTCTGAGGCGAGGCGGCGCCTTGCCACGCGCGTCGCGCGGCGCCGCCGAGACATCGACGACGGCCGCGTGCGCTTCGAAACAGCCTACGGCTCTACGTGCAGCGCCGCTGATGCCATCCGTTCGCTCGCCCTCGACGAACTGCGCGCGCGCCTTGTGCGCGAAGGCAACCGCACGCGCGCTGAGATCGATAAGGCTATCGACGAGTGCCACCAATCGGATGCGTTCCGCAGTCGCGTGCGCTGGCTTGAGGCTGCGTACGCGCAAGCGCGCCGACTGCGCTGACGTCGCACGTTCTCGAACTTCCTAACAGACCGCGAATCAATTCGTCTCGCAGTGTAATTCTGCGTCTCGGCGACGCGCAGGGCGTCGCAGGAGGCCGAGCTGGATGGGACGATTTCTACGGCTGAAGCAAGTTATTGAAAAAACGGGCCTCAGTCGGCCGCAAATCTATCGCCTAGGCGAGTTTCCACGACAGGTGGCTTTGAGCGAGCACGGCCGGTCTGTAGCCTGGGCTGAGGATGAGATCGTTCATTGGCAACAGCGTCGACTCAACGCCGCGCGTCACGTGTCAACTGCTGAAGGAGCCGGCGCTCGGTAATGGCGACGAAGGCCAAGATTACGGCGCCGGCCGTGTCGAACGTCGCGCGCATCGAGGACGGACACTCCGCGCGTCGACGCGATCGAGCGCCGCGCGTGTCGACCGCGTTGACTGGTCCGGTGCGCACCCTTCGACTGACCGAAGCCGGAATTGCCGAGCGATTTGCCGACGCGCACGGTGACGACATTCGGCGCGATCATCGTCGCCGGCGTTGGCTGTTCTGGTCTGGCGCGCGGTGGATGCCGGATCGTGACGGCGAGATCGATCGGCGCGGCTTGGCGTTCACGCGCGCTTGGCAGCGCGAGACGATCGAACACGTCGAGGATCTCGACAGGCGCGCGCAGATTCTCGACGTCGCATTGAAGCTGGAGCGTAAAGACGCGCTCCGCAGCATGCTCGGCTTCGCGGCCAGCTTGCCGCCCATCGCCGACGCGGGCGACCAGTGGGACCGCGACCCGTGGTTGATGGGTGTCGCGAACGGCGTCGTTGATCTGCGGACCGGTGTCTTGCGGCCTGGCCGTCGCGACGATCGCGTCACCATGACTTCCCCGGTTCCGTACCGACCGGAGGCCGCGTGTGGTCGCTGGGAACGCTTCGTTTCAGAGGTATTCGGCGGCGACGTCGAGTTGGCCGCGTTCATTCAGCGCGCCGTGGGGTACTCGATCACCGGCGACACGACGGAGCAGTGTTTGTTCTTGCTGCACGGCTCGGGCGCGAACGGCAAGAGCACATTTCTTTCCACGCTCCACCAGGTGCTCGGCGACTACAGCGCCGTCACGCCGTTTTCGACCTTCGAGTTGAAGGGGCGCGCATCGATCCCGAACGACGTCGCGCAGCTCGTCGGTCGACGGTTCGTGATGGCCTCTGAGGTTCAGCCCGGCGCGCAGTTGAACGAGGCTCGCGTGAAGGCGCTGACGGGCGGCGATCCGATGACCGCGCGATTCCTGCACGGCGAATTCTTCACCTTCGAGCCCGTCGCGAAGTTCTGGCTCGGGCTCAACCACGTCCCGAACGTGTCGGACGAATCGTTTGGATTCTGGCGACGTGTGAGGCTCGTGCCATTCCTACAGCGGTTCGAGATCGACAAGCAGCTTGCCAGCGAACTGCGGTCCGAGGCGTCGGGCATTCTGCACTGGGCCGTAACCGGCTGCCTCGCTTGGCAACAGCGCGGCCTCAGCGCCCCGGCGGCGATCGCGGACGCGACGCGCGAGCTGCGTTCGGAAATGGATGACCTCGCGGAGTTCTTCGAGGATGCGACGGAAGTTGTCGGCGCCGCGCAGGTCGCTGCGCGCAGCTTGTTCGTGCACTACGAGCAATGGACCAAGGCCCACGGCGTCGAGGCGATGACCGAGACGATGTTCGGTCGCCGGTGCAGCCAGCGATTTTCGAAACGGAAGGTGGGCGCCCACACGATGTATCAGGGGCTCCGCCTCCGAGGGGCCGAATCATGAACAACCGAGTTTTTGCTGGGGAAAAACCGGGTTCAGGCCCTCTTTCATCTTTTTCTCTTAGAGCGTTCGCGAGAGAAAGAAATGGAAATCGGCCCAAAGCCGGTATGAACCCAGTGCGTGGCAGCAGAGCCGCTGCGCTCTGGAACGCGCAGCGCGCCGCGGCGCCAATGGCGCCCCGACGCACGTGTGCGTACGGCGCCGATTTCGGGCATTCTCGGACAGCCGGCGCGCCAGTGGAGCGCGTGGAATGAGGGCGCCCATCATGACGGCTGACGAGTGCGATCGCCTGTTGATGGCGTTCTTCTTCGCGCCGAGTGCCTCGTCAAGCGATCGCCGCGAATCGCTGCGCGAGCTCCGGCGGGTGGCGTGGACGGGCACGCCGCGCCAGGTACTCGCGGAGTTCCTCGACGAGATCGAGAGGCCGCCGACAGTGCTGGCAGATGTTGAGGCATCTGACGAGCGATTGCTCGCCACCGCGATCGATCCCGGCACGGCTGAGCACGAGCGGCTGGCCGCAATCGGCCAGCTGCGCCACCGGCCCCGCGCCGCCCGGCTTGTCCGTGAATTACTCCGCGACGTGTTGGAACCGACGCAGCGATGAGGACGACGAAGGCCATCTCCAGGGGACTGAGCGAGCGCGAGCGACGCTTCGTCGAGTGCTTCATGGGCGAGGCAGCGGGCAACGCCACGAAGGCCGCCCGTCTCGCCGGCTACGCGAAGAACACGGCTGAGAAACAGGCGGGCCGGCTGTTGGCAAAAGTAGGGATTCGCGCCGCGATCGAGGCGCGGGCCTCGAACGACCCGGCTGTCGCGACGCGCGAGGAGCGTCAGCGCTTCTGGACGGCGGTGTTGCGGGGCACGGGCGAGTTCGCGCGGACGACGATGAAGGATCGGCTGCGTGCATCGGAGCTGCTCGGCAAGTCGCAGGCGGACTTCCTCGAACGGCATCAGCTCGAAGCCGGCAAGACGCTCGTCGACGTCCTCGCGGCGATGGCGGCTGCGGCGGAGACCGACCGATGAGCGTCGCGATCGAGCGCGGCTTGTCGATGGCGCGGAGCTGGCGCGAAGGCCCGCGGGGCATTCTCCGCTTCGTTGCCGACAACTTCGGCGTGACGCTCGATGCGTGGCAGGAAGAGGCGCTCGTCGCGTTCGCGTCGCCGGCGCCCGAGCATCGCCGCATTTCCTTGCAGGCGTGCGTTGGTCCGGGCAAGAGCGCGGTACTCGCGTGGTGCGGCTGGTGGTTCCTCGGCACGCAAGGCGCGCGCGGCGAACATCCGAAGGGCCTCGCGACCGCGATCACGGGCGAGAACCTCCGCGACAACCTGTGGACGGAATACGCGAAGTGGCAGGGCCGAAGCCCGTATCTGCGCTCGCAGTTCACCTGGACCTCGCGGCGGATCTTCGCGAACGCGCACCCGGAGACGTGGTTCATCGCGGCGCGCTCCTGGCCGAAGACGGCCAACGCCGAAGAGCAGGGCAAGACGTTCTCTGGTCTCCACGCCGAGTACGTGCTCGCACAAATCGACGAATCGGGTGCGATCCCGGCGACCGTGCTGCGCGCGGCTGAGCAGGCGCTCAGCCGATGCGTCTTCGGGAAGATCATTCAGGCCGGCAATCCGATCTCGCTCGACGGCATGCTGTACGCCGCGGCCAATCCCTTGCGGCATCAGTGGCACGTCGTGCGGATCACGGGCGATCCCGACGATCCGCGGGCGTGGGTGAACGCGCCGCGCGTCGGCGACGAGCCGCGAAAGTGGGCGCAGCTCCAGATCGAGACGCACGGCCGCGAAAACCCGTGGGTGAAGTCGTACATCCTCGGCCAATTTCCGCAGGCGAGCATCAACGCCTTGCTCGGCATTGAGGACGTGGAGGCCGCGATGGCGCGCGAGCTGCGCCCGAGCGACTACGAGTGGCAGCAGAAACGCCTGGGCGTCGACGTCGCGCGGTTTGGTGACGATCGCACGGTGTTGTTCGCGCGGCAGGGCCTGCGCACATGGCAGCCGGCGGTGATGCGCAACGCGGACACCGCGGAAATCGCCGCGCGCGTCGCGACTGTCGTCGCCCGTCACGCGATCGACGTCACCCTCGTCGACGACACCGGCCATTGGGGCCACGGCGTCCTCGACCAGCTCCGCGTCGCCGGCATCCCGTGCATCCCGCTCAACTACGCCGCGAAGGCGATCGATGCGCGCTACAAGAATCGGCGCGTGGAGATGTGGCTGCGCATGGCCGACTGGGTCAAACGCGGCGGCCGTCTGCCCGACGCACCGGAGTTGATCGCGGAACTGACGACGCCGACGTACACGTTCGCGCACGGTCAGTTCGTGCTCGAAGAAAAAGACCAGGTCAAGAAGCGCCTCGGGCGGTCGCCGGATCTGGCGGATGCGCTGGCCGAGACCTTTGCGATCGACGACATGCCGCGCGATCACCCCTTGCAGGTCGTCGGGACGGCCAACGTCGGACGGGCGATTACCGATTGGGATCCGTACGCCGACGACCAAGACGTCGAGCGCGTGCGAGCCCGGCGGCAATTCAATCCGTACGAGGACCGCGAATGACGAAACAGCGGGGAACCGCAGTTATCGGCGCGCCCGCGTCGGAGCCCGGCGGCCCGCTGCGCGTGCGCGCAACGCGACGCGGGCAGTATGGCAACGTCCTTCGGCGCGTCGGGGATGTCTTCGACGTGCTCAGTGCGCGCGACTTCTCGGCGCACTGGATGGTCGTCGTCGAGGCAACCACGCCGCTCGTGATGACGACCGCGCGAGCCGCGATCAGGCTCGAACGCGCTCCGGTTCCTTTGGCCGGCTGGCACCCGCCTCCGCCAGCCTCAGACGCGGATGGGGTCGACCGCGATGAGGATGTTGAACACGACCCGTCTCTGCATGAGGAATCCGATGAATCCGATTGATGACACGTCGACAAACGCGACGCACGCGGCGAGGCTCTATGGCAACGTTTCCGCACCGCCGAAGCCCGCGGTGTTGACATCGCAGCCCGAGTCCGACGAAGCGGACGCCATCTACGACCAGCCCACCCTACCGCCAGGCGACCAGGCGGCGATCGACGAACACGAAGCCGCGCTCGTGGAGAGTGGCGCGTGTGCCAGCCGAGCCGATGCCGCGCGTCTCGTGACGGACGCCACGGATGCCTTTCGATCGGCGGGTATCTTGCGTTACTACGGCGTGGTCAGACCGGCGGTTGATCGCCTCGTCGCTCGCACGGTCGCCCTGGCCCGAGGCACCGCGAGCGACGATGACGCCGTCGAACAGGCCGACCGGGAACAGGCCGACCGCGAGCAGGCCGTCGCTGAGCTGCGCGCTGTGTACGGCAAGGCGAGCGCCGACGATCTCCTCCAGCGGATTTCGCGCTTCATGGCCAAGAATCCCAAGTTACGAGACACCGTCACTCGTGCGGGTTTGGCGAACAACCCGACGCTGGTGCGCGCGATCGCCGAGCACGTGCGCGAGACGGACTTCCGCTGATGGCGACGACGCAAGCGATCGAGGCGCTCGCTCACGCGCGCGAACGCGCCGCCGACGATCTTGAGCACGCCCTCGTCAACGTGGGCCACGCGCGAGCACGATTGACCGAAACCACGGCGCAGCTTGAGGCCCAACTGCACGTCGAACTCGGCCGGCATCTCGACGGCGCCCTGACGTTGCATCTGGTGCGCGCGGGCTTCTCGGGCCTCGTCGAGCGCAAGCTGCACGGCGAGGCCCCGTCGCTGCGTGACCTCGTGGCCGACCAACACACCCGCGTGGGAATTGGGCAATGACTGACGCGACACTCGTAGACACGCTGGCCCGTGCGGTCGCTGCGGCCGAGCAGCTCGCGACCGCACGGCGCGAGATCCTCGCCGAACTCGCCGCGCGCCATATGGCGCGACAACGCGCGAACGGAGCGGCGCGCGCGACAACGGCGCTCCGCATCGGGCAGTTCGACAAAGAGATATCGGCGTTCCTCGCCGGCGCCGGTTTCCTCGCACCCTTCTACGGGCACGCGCGGCCATCGCGTGTGCGTTTCACGGACGCGACGTGTCAGGGCTGGAGACCTCGGCGTGACGTTGACACGCCTGACGCCTTTCTCACCCGCTGGCGGACGCTCATCGCACGCGATCGCCGGCGCTGAGTTGATTTGTCACGGCACCGAGGGGTGCCCTGACGACGGAGAACGTGAATGGGACTGAACACTCGGATCAAGGTTTCAGCCGATCGGCTGAGGACGTGGCACCTCACTGGCGGCCCTGAGCGGCAACGGAATGCCATCCGCGCGGCGCGGGCACGTTCCTCGCCACGCCCGCTTACGACAACGACCGCGCCCGCAACGACGATCCGGCCGTGGTGGCAAGGCCCGCTCGCGCCGGGCCCCTTCTGGGAGTTCTACGCGGCGCGGCCCGCCGCGCCAGCCGTCGCCCAGCCTGTCGCGCCGCCGCCAGCGTCCATGCCGAGTCCGACGTCGGCGCCTGAAACGCCAGCGACGCCGATCGAATCGACGTTGCCGCTCGCGGTTCGCGCACCGCTATTGGGGTAGCCGTGGTCGATTCCGCCGCCGATCGGCCGCCAGAAGCCGCACGTGCGGTTTCTTCGCGCACGTGTGAGGCGTGCGCGACGCCGATCGGCGGGCGTCGACAGCAGCGGTTCTGCTCCGGCGCCTGCCGGGCGCGTTTCAGCCGTGAACGTCGCGAGCGGGAAATCGCGGAGACGATCGTGCGGCTGACGCGCCTGGCCGGCGTTTCGAGCTGACGCCGTCCCGGCACCGGGACGGCCGGGAATCATTCTTCTCGGCTACGAAGCTTCCTGCCCCACGTTGCCAGAATCAGCAGTAGGCGTTCTGACAAACTGAGGCTCTGCGAATGTTGGCGTTCTTCGGGATGGTTCACACGCCGGCCCTTGTTCTCAAATAGCTCGCGCAAATGCAGAGCCGTCAGGTAAGCACGTGGCCCGGACACGTCGCAGACCACGTGCGCGTGGTACTTATTCGGAGCCTGTCGGAGGGCTGCCGCTTCCGTTTCTGAAATAGGGGATGCGACAAGAGACGTCGGAATCCCCTTGGGTGAAGTTTGGAGAACCTCGGCTTTGATAGCCTGCCAGCCGCGAAAGGCTTTCGGCGGCCGGAATGAACCTGCGGCTGTCACGGCGATGGGGGCCAGCTCTCGAACGACGCGTTGATCGACCCCAGTCTGACCAAGGCGGTCTAGCGACACTTCAGCGCGGCTATCCTCGAAATGTTGGAGGGTCAGGCGTA